GGGCACTTTATTTTCAGTAAGCGAAGAACGCATCGTTTCGTTTACTTTGTCGTTAAAACGAGCAAGCAACCTCTGATACTTCTCCAGACTTTCTTCAGTTTGTTCCTTAGGGGGAGTAGGTTCTTTCATCCCCGCAGCAGCGATGAAAGACTCCCGGAAAATTATTTCCTGGTGGTAAATCATCATTTCCATTAAACGGCAGAATCCGTAAGTCAAGAAACTTTTGTTCTTACGGAGAGCCGTGGCCTGAGCACGACCCATTAAGCCCTTAATTTCAGTTGCGGTAGCCCCCGCCGAGATTGAAATTTCATCAACACCACCGAGAGCTGTTCGAATTTCCTCTCGAACAATTAGAGCGTATCGATTCATGTCCCCACTAATGGGGTCTGGCGTCATGTAGCCAACTCGATCAGAAGGCTCAACGTTCGCAATGATCCGAGGAACGCGAAGACCACCTCCCATCGAAGACCCAAAAGGCTCACTAACCCGAGTTGAGGGTGAGTCTCTGCCCCCAAAACCACTTTGACTGGAGATAGTTGGTCGGAAAGAACTCTGAGCGTCAGAGGCTTCGACAAGATCACTCCTAGGACGAGAACTGATAAGCGTGGGGTTACCAAAGAATTCAATATTTTTAGCCATATTCTGCAGGAGCATGTCGTGCATGACGATCTGCTCCATAAAGGGATCAAATTCTCCCTCGCCTTCTGTTCCACTAGCACTTGGTTTATTTAATACCTCAACAGCAGGCACAAACCCAAGTGTATTAGGTCGCGTTTTTTGAGGCGCTAAAATTGCTCCCGGCTCTAACTCAAAACTAAGTTCACTGTCAGCTTCAACCTCACTTATTTCTTCCGCCGTAATAGCTAAGCGTACATAACGCTTGTTCTGTCCGTAAGCGTTACTAGGGAGCCCTAGATTTTTATTTTTAACTTTATAGCTATAAATAATTATGACTTCTTCAACTTCTCCATTTACGTCGTGATAGACACGGTATTGATCTTTATTAAAGAAGTAAACTTGATACTTAAGCTTAGGATCAGGTCGAAAATAAAACAGTCCGCAACCGTCAATTAAGAAATTTCGAATAATTGCAGGAAAACGAATGTCTAGCTTATTAAGAGCAATGACATCAGTTAAAAACCTAGTTCGACTTTTGTAAGTGTCTTGGTCGCAGAAAAAAGTCAGACCCTTCTTGATCATAAGAAGGGTCATCTGCTGCAGATGGCTTAACACCACCATTGTTGCAGCTTGCTTCGAACGATCCTGAGTGCGAGACGCCTCTAGGATTTCAGTGAAGCGATTGCGGATGTCGAGTGAACTAGGCATTCAATTCACAGAGGGGTATTAACCTTGGTTGCCACGAGCGGCTTTCGCTTTGCGGGCTTTGGCGCGAGCACGCTTACGTGCGTCCATTTTGGTTTTGTCGCCGTCAGAAGAAGAATCTTCTTTACGCCCCTTTTGAAATTTCTCAAGAAGCTCGGGAGGCATTTTGTTAGCCATCAGGTAAAAGGAACTGGCGTACTCGTTCTATTTTAACCGTTTCGGGAGGCAAATTCTCAAGGGGAAAAGAAGTTAAAACATGATCTTGACGTCCGAGCATGTCCACAGTCCCTTCTACGGGTACAAACTCCGCACAGCGCTTACGTACTTCCTCTGTATCCCATAAGTAGTATTCTGCAATTGATCTCAGCTTGAGTTTACGGGCACCTACATCCCCCATCCAGCTGAAATGCCACCCTCCGTCCAGACTGTCTAAAAATTTTCGATTTGGTTGAGAACGTATACCAGTAACAGAACCATATTTTTTAAGTGTTTTTACTGTGCAAACGGTAGCACAAGGCCACTTGAAGATTTCCCCTGTAGGAGAGCAGAGCTGCATATCAGCTCGTCCGTAGTGCATAGACATGTTTAGACCTAGTATTCGATCACTATGTTTCTTTAAATAATCCTGTGCTTCTAAGAGCTTTTTAGGGTTAGGAATTTCATCGCAGTCCGAACAGATAAAAACTGTGTCTTCAGAAAATAAATTAAGGGCGACAGTTAAAGCATCTCGCTGACTTCTCTCTCGAAACCAAGGATCTGCTACTTCTTCTGCGGAAGGGAGAGTTACGTGCAAGACCTCTATTAGATCTTTGGGCAACCCAAGTTGATTAATCGTTGATTGGCAAGTGAACTCTTTTGGCTCTCCCCGGTGAGTTCTATCAGCATCAACGATAATAAAACCATCTACATAGTCTTTAAGCACGTTAATGCGAAGCTCTAGTAACTCCTTTTCATTAAAATAGGGAAAGCAATCAATTAACATCTTCAGGAAGCAAAAAAGATTTAACGCGGTCTAACTTCCACAGGGCTGTAGGAAGAGCATCGGTAGGATAATCCGTAATTAAATGGTCTTCGCGACCCAACATATCAGCAGATCCAAGATCAGCATTAAATCTTTCGCAGGTTTTTGCTACATCAGGTCGATCTGTCTCCCAGTGCGCATAAGATTTAAGTTTTTTAAGTCTCCTATTTGCGTCCCCCATCCAACTAAAGTGCCACCCGGCGTCTAGATCCCCAAAGTAGATGTTGTCCTGGCTAGCTCTCATACTGGAAAGCGTTCCAAATTCTTTTAAGTGCCCCACGGTGGAAACAACTGCGTTTCTCCAATTGTGTAACTGCCCTTCTGGCGTTATGAGTTGACGATCAGCTCGTCCGTAGTGCATGGACATACTTAATTTAATTACAGAATTGCTGTGCTCTGTAACTAACTCAATTAATTCTGAAAGTTTTGCTGGGTTAACTATTTCATCGCAGTCAGAACTGATAAAAATGATATCGTCAGGCAGCATATGAAGCCCAACCCCTAACGCGTCTCGTTGCCCACGCTCTCGAATCCACGGGTCTGGAGCTTCTTCGTAAGGGGGCAACTCTACGTGAAGAACTTGAATTTTCTCGTCACTAATTCCAAGTTCTTTAAGTGTATCTAAAACTGTAAAAGGTTTCTCCTCTCCTCGATGCGTTCGGTTTGCGTCAGTAATTAAAAAACCATCTACGTGATCGTAAAGCGTGGCGATCCGCAGCTCTAAAATTTCTTTCTCGTTGAAATAGGGAAAACAGTCTAAAAGCACCGTGGTGAATCAAGCTGTCACCATACTAACTCTAAACGGGTTGCACACCACGTTGAGCTGCTTTCTGTTGAGCCTTTTGCAGCATTTCGTTTTTCATGTAATCTACTCGCATATCCTCATCTGCATCAAATCCATTTAAGCTCTCATCAACACCTCCCGCCTGCTGAGGCTGGGGTGCACCATAAGGCAAAGAAGATCTAGTGTCCGCGTCATATCCTTGATTCTGCTCGGCCATTTCCGTGGCCTGCGACTGGGCATCAGAAGCTTGAACTTGCGCCCTAAACGCTAGGGAGAAGTCACGGGCAGCGTTAAGGTAGGGGTTCATTGCGCCTGTGAGATTAAAGGTATTCTACTTCGTTCATCGTACTTTCTAAAAAGACACGAAACACCGAAAATTAAGTAGAAGAACGATTTTTAATGTGTTGCGACGCTTTACGCCGTGCTCTCTTAGCCACTTCTGTATTAGAAACTTGTGTATTTACGGGTTTGTTACCCGCTGTAGCACGTTTTTTCTTTTCGTCTGTTGCACGACGTTGTTCTGGGGTCAATGACGCCCACGCAGAACGAGGTAGGTATCTCTCGGTGCGGCCTTTTTCACGAGCTACGTCAGCCATGGTTATTTCTTTTCGTACTCTTCACGCGTCTGCCAATCTTCCTTACCCCAACGCTTGAGTCGGTTTGTAGAAGATTTTTTTCCTTCGTAAGTTCCCCCAGCGTCCTTGTAATACTTCACTGCAAGTTGCATTGCCCGCGCACTGTGCCCGCCCATTTTCTTACGTGCCTTAGCTTTCGCACGAGCCCACTTTTCGGGATCTCGTTTTTTCGCAACTTCTGCCATGTCTAGTAAAGAACAAAAACACCTGAAGCAGTTCCGCTTAACACTGCCGTACAAGAAATCGGAAGTAACTGATTTCCTTCTAGGTTAAAAACTGTAACGTGCTGACCGGGAGCATCCGCCATCTCAACTGTTACATAACCGTTAGCGTTATTTGACCTGTTTTCGATAAAAATAGCGCGGCAGGCTGGAAATCGCTTAAGACCTGCGCTAGGCGCGTGCTCAAATCCACTGGCGTAAGGAAGCTGAGCCGTCTGGCCGTAGTAAGAACCAAAAGCGCGAATGTCCATTAGAAAAAAGTTTTTTCTAGTTTAGCTGAAATAAGCTTTTCCAGTAGTTTATTCAAATACCACTGGCACTTCTGTAGGTCTTCAAGCCCATTTTTGTGTTCTGTACGCCAGAGATATTTTATACAAGCTCCCTTACAATAAGCTTTAAATCCTTCAGCTCCTAGAGCAGCTTCAATTGCATCAATACACTCAATCTCTCCCTGTGTGTAATGAGACGGGTGATTTACAACATCGTTTTTAATTGAATCAGCAGAGCACTTACGCAAGTGCAGTAAGTCACCAAAAGGAGTAGCCGTTTGCGCAGCTAGATGCACTTTCTTAGCGTACTCTTCAGATGACATAACTCACCAAAGTATCAAAGGGTTCTTGCGTCAGCTTATTACACGCTGAGCATTGTGTCTACAGTTAAAAGGGAATCAGAAGTGAACGAAAGCTCACGACTATACTTAGTATCTTTATGTTCTACCAAACCGCAGGAAGCAATTACGGGTCTACCGTCTTTAAAACAAAAAGGAACCACGCGGCGATGCTCCTGTTCTGGTCGAAGGTTTTCAAACGCTAAACCCATAGAGGAACGGTCTGCAATCGGCCAGTGGCGGTGACCCGTTAGCTCATAACTTTTTTGAGGATCACAACTATCAGAAGTGATGTACCGTTCAGCATCTTTTTGATCCAAAATCATTAATCCTGAGTATGGATTACCTAGGGAAACAAAGCCAAGTAATTCAGGATCACCTAAATAAAGGTAAGTAGAAGCCTGATAAGGACGA